TCATTTTTTCGGAAAGGCTTCATATGCAGCCGCTGCGGCAGCTTCCATGAACTGATCCGCTTCGATCTCTATCCGGTAGATATCTTCCGCACAATCATCAAACCCGACAATATACGTATATTTCGGCATGTCACCGGCGATGTGCTTTACTTCGTGCAGAAACGCCTTTTGCTGGATAGGGAAGGGCAGCGCGTTATTGATCAATATGTTGTAAAAGCCCTTTTTTGAATAATAGACCAGAGCATGGATCCCGTCATGGATCGCTGTAAATGAAACCCGTATGTTATATGTGCTGAGCACATCATAGAAGTTATTGGTGCTGTCCAATAAAGCCTTTATCAGATCGTGATCCATCAGCCTTTCAATTTCAGGGTCTATTTTCTTCTTCAGCTTCCGCATCCTCTACCGCCTTTATCCATGCGATGATTTGTTTAACCGTCGAGGGCTTCAACGGTCTGGATTTTTTAAATAAAATGCGCAGGTCCTCCCTTTCGATCATGGCCTTCCAGAACTCCTGCAGCTCAGGATCGTTTTTCAGCACTTCTTCAACAAAGGGGTCGAATCCGGGCCTGTTCTCCGGATCACCGGACCTGGCGTAATCAGGCGTATCATCTTTCCCTTCAAGCAGCCACTCCTGACTTACGTCGAAGAATTTGCTGATTTTAAGCAATGCTTTTGAACCGGGTTTGCTCCTGCCGGCCAGCCAATCCCCGACATTGCCGGTGGAAGCGTTTATTCCCCTGGCAAAATCGGAGGGCGTCAGGTTATTGCGGTTCAACAGATAAATCAATCTTTCACCGATGGTATCCAAGCTCTACACCTCCAAAAGCACTTGGTTAAGTGTAACAATTCGTGCAATCCTGCGAAAATCAATGAAATTTATAGGAATCCATATCTATTTTAACATACCATCACTTAATTACGAAATACAGAACTGGTGTTCGACTTAATTGCGCGCTATAATTTCATTATCGAAACAAGTTTATCATAATTGACCGCAATGATAAAGAGTCATAAAAGCCGAAATTATTATTTTTGTTAACAGCGGGGTGCGATAATGGGCGGTTCGGGCGCCAATATGGTTTTACAGGTTGCAAGCATCATACTTACAGTGTTTTTGGTTCCGCTTATCAAATTCATCTTCAGCCGTGAGGTGAAAAAGCTGGAGGAAGCCGACGCGGAAAACAAAAAGCAGATATTGTGCATCGAGGAACGGATGAACAGCAATATCGGCAGAATCAAAGACGAAATGAATGATTTGAAAAACGATATGCCGTTCATTTATGTGACGAGAGAGGACTTCATACGGGCGCTGGACAATGTCGACCGCTCCTTCGGAAGCTTAAGCGCCAAGCTTGATAAGCTGTATGACCATCTGACAAGGAAGGGGGCGTAGCCGTGAATTATATGGAAAAGGTAAACCGGAGGCCGGAAGGTGACGCCTATGAATAGCTGGTATGTCCTTCATGTTAAAACGGGCAGGGAAGACAGCCTATGTGATATCCTGCGGAATATTCCAAACTGCAGGGCGCTGGTACCCAAAAGGAAATTGAGGGAATTGCGGCGGGGCAACTGGAAAACGGCGGTTAAGACGCTTTTCCCGGGATATGTTTTCGTCAACACGTTCATGGACGCCGCCAGATACTATACGCTGACCGGACTGCCCTCGGTGATCAGGATTCTTGGCAACAGCTACGGCCCGCAGCCGGTTACCGAGGACGAGATGCGGTTGATATTGAGGATATCGGGCGGCGGCGATCCCCCCGGAATATCCAGCGCCTTCATTGAAGGCGGGGAAGTGATCGTCACGGACGGCCCTTTAACAGGTATGGAGGGCCGGATTCTAAAAGTAGATGCAAGGCGGTTCAGGGCAAAGGTAAATATAAGTATCCTCGGGCAGTCCAGGATAGTAGAGCTGGGAATCCACATGATCACAAAATTCGAGCGGGCGACATGCTGACTCGTCGCATGCCGACGCAAGGAGGTTATAATGAGAGAAATGAAACCGGACGATTGTCGGCGGACCGGGTGGCGAAGCGCGCCCTTGCCGGACCGAAGAGCGAAAGAATCATTTGCTTCCCCGGGCCGGGCAGCCGGCCAGGGAAAAGGACTGCGCCCAATGCTAATAAGACACCCGCAGAGGGTGTTTTTATTATACTGAATTTATTTTTAAAGGAGGAATCTAAGATGCGGCTTAATAGGTACCAGACATTATTGCCCTGTTTGCCGGCCGATTTCGACGGCGGCCAGGGCGGCGGTTCAGGCGGAGGGACCGGTAAAGGCGGCGGAGGTGCGGCAGGTTTCAGGGGCAGGATATGAGCACCAATTTTAGCGTGAATGAAAAAAGACTGCGAAAGTACAAAGAAGAGCTGAAGGCCATGTTCGACGACATAGCCGGAATCGGTACCGGAATTTTGAATAGGGCCGTGAATGCCGGCGTACGGAAAGCCAAAGGGGATACTCCCGCTGACGCCGGATACCTGAAAGACAATTGGTTTGCCACCAGGGCGGAGAGAACCGGCAGCGGTGTTGAATGCAAGCTTTACAACAGCGCTGAAAATGCGCCATATGTCAATTACGGGTATCGCGTCAAGGACGGGGAGGGTGAAACAACGGGCTTCAAAGCAGGAAAATTCATACTTGAAAAGGCTGTCGACGCCATTGAAAAAACGCTGCTCCAGGAATTCGAAAAATCAGTAAAGGAAGTGACGAGAAAGCATGATAGCTGAAATAAAGCAGGCTATTGCCGACAAGCTGAACGAGCTTTATACAACGACAGTATATGATGAAATCCTTCCCGAGGATTTTACCAGAGGCTCCTTTTTAATAACGGTTATTGAATATTCGTATTCAAAAACCCTTACGGGAGTGTTCAGGTCATCAATACCCTTCGGCTTATCTTACTTCCCGGCTGATACGAATAATCCCCGCAATGAGTGTCTGGCGGTTCAGGAAAGGATACTCAAGGAATTTGATCTGCTGGGCGGCTTCAGGATAAGCGCAAAATCGGCTCAAATCGTCGACGATGTGCTTCACATCCAGTTCACGGTAAGAAGCCGGGAAATGATAACCGAAGCAGCCGAAAAAATGAATACCATCAGTTTTGAATAAGGAGGCAAAGAAATGTCAGGTACGTTTATAAACCAGAATAAGGTGAGGCCGGGCGTATATATCAACTTTTCAACCGAAAAGCCGCTCGCGATCGAGCTCTCGGATAGAGGGACGGTCGGCCTGCCGCTCAGTCTTTCATGGGGACCGACGGGTTCCGTAATAACCATTGACCGGGGAGAAAGCACATGGGAAAAGCTCGGGTATGAATTATCCGACGCCAGGCTGCTGCTGCTCCGGGAAGCCTTGAAACGCGCAACAAGGGCGCTCGTATACAGGGTCAACGGCGGCGAGGCCGCTACGGCGATACTGGCGGAAGGCATAACTGCCAAAGCCAGATACAAAGGCGCAAGGGGCAACGACATCACGGTTAAGGTCGCGGCAAATTCTGAAAAATGGGATGTTGAGACATTCGTATCAGGAAAATCGGTCGACAGGCAGACCGGATTGTCCGCTGTTTCGGATTTTGTCGACAACGGCTGGATCATCCTTGAGGGGACCGGGGCTTTTGCCGCCGCAAGCACAGCCCTGTCCGGCGGCGCCGACAACGACGCTGTTCTTGACCATGCGGGCTTCCTGGCTGCGCTCAAGACGCAGGAATATAATACGATAGCCTGCTTCTCGACGGCATCGGCCGATCAGGCGCTGTATATCAACCATGTGGCCGATGAGAGGGAGGTCAACGGCAAGATGGTCCAGTGCGTAATGGCCGACAATGAGGCAGACAGGGAATATATCATAAGCGTCAAAAACGGCGTGAAGCTGTCCGACGGTACGCTGCTGTCGGCTGCCGACGCCTGCGCATGGGCGGCGGGCGCGACGGCGGGGGCAAGGGTAAACCAGAGCCTCACCTTTTCCAGGTACGAGGACGCTGTTGACGCCAACCCGAGACTGACCCACACCGAAACCGAGGAGGCGATACTTGCCGGACATCTGGTGCTTTCAGCCAAAAGCGGCACCGTTGTTGTCGAATACGACATCAACAGCCTGACCGGCTTTGCGGCTCCAAAATCAAAGGCATGGAGGAGCAACAGGGTGATCCGTACGCTGGACGCGTTCCAGACCGACGTGCAGACCATTTTTGAAGCCCAGTATATCGGCAAGGTCAATAATAACGACGACGGCAGGCAGCTCCTCAGGACGTCCATTATCGAATACTGCAACGAGCTCCAAAGGCTCGGCGCTCTCCAGAATTTCAACGGAGCCGAGGACATCGCGGTTTCCGCCGGCGCCGACGCGGACGCCGTTGTTATCGACGCAGGCCTGTGGCCTGTCGACAGCGTTAACAAAATATATATCAAAGTGAATGTAAGGTAGGTGTAGAAAAATGGATAATAACTACGTTAAGTTGTCCGATACCCTGTCCGCACAGGAGGGAAATGTCTTTATCACCATAAACGGGCAGAACAGGCCCCTGTTCGAGGTGGTAAAAATCAACGCAAACATCGCAAAGGACATCAAGGAAAAGAAGATGCTCGGCAACAGGATCACCCAGCACAAAATAATAGGCGCTTCCATAAGCGGCTCCGCCACCCTTGCGCTCATGAACGGCGATCTGCTGAAGGCGACGGTGGACTATCTCAAAACCGGCGTTTATCCCCCGATAACGATCCAGCTCAAGAACCTTGACCAGGCGAGCACGGTCGGCACCAGACAGGCCGCTCTGACGGGAGTGATCTTCAACACCGACCTGATCTCCATGCTTGACAGCGACAGCGACGATATCGTCACATACGATACGGACTTCACCGCGGACGGCATCGAGCTCCTCAGCGATTTCGGGCTGCCGGCAAACTACAAGTAGGAGGAGGATACCATGAGCCTCAAAGCATTTTTAAATCCCATCGTACCCCAGAATGAAAAGATCGCAATATCAAAGCGGTTCATGGAGGACGGGCAGCCCGTCCTCTGGGAGATCAAGCCGATCATGCAGGATGAAAACGAACAGCTTATGAGAAAGCACACAAAAAGGGACAGGAAGACCCAGACGGAGACCTTTGACCGCTCGGCATATATTACCGAGCTCACGGCGTCCGCGGTCGTATATCCCGACCTCAAAAGCGCCGAGCTCCAGAAGGCTTACGGAGTGCTCGGCGAGTCGCAGCTGCTGAAAAAAATGCTGCTGGTCGGGGAATTCGCGACCCTCACCCAGAAGGTGCAGACGCTGTCCGGCCTGGACGAGGATATCAACGACGCGGTAGAAGAAGCAAAAAACTGATAAGGCAGGGCGATTCTGAGTTCAATATGGCTCATTTCGCCCTGCAGAAGCTGCATATCCTACCCGGCATATTTATGAGCCTGCCCGTAAGAGAGCAGGCTTTTATCTATGCCAGCACGCTCGTAAGGGTCGAGGATGAAAAGGCCGAGCATAACAAGATCAAAAGGACTGGAAGGAGGAAGGGATAGTGCCGACGTTGAGTGCGGTGATCAAGCTCCAGGACAATTATTCTTCGGTTATAAAAAAAATCATAGGCAGTACTGAGGCTGCCGACAAGAAAATCAAATCCCTTTCCGGAAACGTAGACAAGCTGAATACGAAGCTTGGTAAGACTAAAACAACAGCAACTGTGGTAAGCAGGGAGATCAAATCAATGACAGATTCCTTCAAGAGCCTTGAAGGTATGGATTCGGGTGTTTCCGGTATATCTGAAAGTATGCTGCGAATCAGAGAGGCTGCTGCAAAAGGAAATAAAGGCGTAAAATTGCTGGCTAGTTCATTCAAAGATTTTGCCATGATGGGCGCCGGAATTATTGGCAGACTTTGTGCATTGATGTTGCGGGTCGGAGAAGCAGCTGTTAAAGGGTTTGGACGCATCAAATCATTAGGGGGTGCACTAAAGGGGCTTGCCAGTATAGGAGTCGGTAAGTTGACTGCAGCGCTTTCGCGAATCGGGGCGGCAGCCGGTAAGGGGCTTGGAAGCATCAAATCATTAGGGGGGTTACTAAAGAAGCTTGCCGGTATAGGAGTCGGTAAGCTGATTGCAGCGCTTTCGCGAATCGGGGCGGCAGCCGGTAAGGGGCTTGGAAGCATCAAATTATTGGGAGGTTCACTAAAGGGGCTTGCCGGTATAGGAGTCGATAAGCTGACTGCAGCGCTTTCACGAATCGGGGCGGCAGCCGGTAAGGGGCTTGGAAGCATCAAATTATTAGGGGGGTTACTAAAGAAGCTTGCCGGTATAGGATTCGGTAAGCTGACTGCAGCGCTTTCACGAATCGGGGCGGCAGCCGGTAAAGGAATCGGAGGTATCAAATTGATTGCCGGATCCGTGACAGGCATTGCCGGCAATGCAATCAAAATAGTTGGTAAACTGACTGCAAAATTGTTAGGAACCAAAGGGATCTTTGGTAAAGTTGCTGGAGCAATCAAACCTTTTGGACAATCGTTGACAAAACTCGCCGGCAGATTTCTTACTCTCGGGAATGTGCAAAAGGTGATAGATACCGCCGATACCTATACCAATACCGCAACAAGGCTAGGCTTAATCAATGACGGTCTGCAGACCAACGGCCAGCTCCAGGATAAAATTTTCGCGGCAGCATCACGGTCCAGGGCCTCTTATACGGAAATGGCCGCAAGCATTGTAAAAATGGGGACTACGGCTAAAAAAGCCTTTGGCAGCAATGATGAATTAATTGCTTTCACCGAGCTTGTACAGAAGTCGTTTAAAGCCGGCCGTGCCGGTACGGAGGAACAACAGGCGGGTATGGACCAGATCATAAAGTCCATGTCAGCCGGGAAAATCCAGGGCGGCGATCTCAAGAGCATAATGGAGAGCGCTCCTCTGGCAGCCGATGCGATAGCAAAATTCACCGGCAAGTCAAAGGAAGAGCTGATGTCTATGTCGGATGAAAGCTCTATCAGCGCTGAAATTATAAAGAAATCCATGTTTGCCGCCAGTAATCAGATCAGCGAAAAGTTTTCAGATACGCCGATGACCTTCGCCGATGTATTCGGGCAGATAAAGGACGGCGCTTTGCGTGCTTTCGGACCCGTGATCGAAAGAATAACCGGTATAATAAACTCGCCCGGGTTTCAAAAAGCCCTGAACAGCATACTTGGAGTAATAAACATTATCGCGAAAGGTATTGATTGGGTTATAAATATTGTTCAGTCAAACTGGAGTACCATAGAGCCTGTACTTTTAAGCATTATCGGAGCTCTTGCGTTGATTGCCCTTGTATATTTGCCTATTATGCTGGTACAATGGATGATTCTTAACTGGCCCATATTGCTTATAGGGGCTGCAATTGGTTTATTGTTATATTTAATGATCAAATTTGGCTGTACAACGGAAGAAATATTCGGATATATAGGCGGCGGAATAGGCCTACTTGTGGCGCTCATTTATAATATGATCGCGGCTGTTGTAAACACCATCGCTGTCCTTGGCGATTTCGTAGTCAATTTATTCATTAAAATTATAAATTTTATTATCGATTGTATCAATAAAGCAATCATGGCAATAAACAATCTGCCCGGAGTTGAAATAGGACTCATAGGAAAGCTGGAAAATGTAGAAAGCGAAAAGATGGAATATATGGACTTCGGAAAAGCATTCGCAAAGGGTCAGGATATCGGAAAGTTTGTCGGAGCTTCTTTAAAAGGACTCGGAGAAAAGCTTTCTTTACCTCCCGGAGCAACCGGCTTTGATATCAGTAAACCCATTGACGCTGAACCGCCAAACATGGACAAATACATGAAAAACGGCGCGCTGCCTGTAACCGGAGAAGACGGCGGCAGCATGAAGGTCGACATGTCCGACGAGGACCTGAAATATCTTCAGGATATAGCCGAGCGCGAGTATATCAATAAATTCTCGACAGCCACGCTCGCGCCGAACGTAAGCATATCCTTTGGCAATGTTACAAAGGAAGTGGATGTGGACAATGTCATCAGGCGCGTGGGCAAGATAATGAGCGAGGAAATCGCCATGGTATCCGAAGGGGGGTATGCAGTGTGAGTTATGCGGTCTTTTTTGACAAGGATGAATCGACCTTCAGACTGCCGGTCAACCCTGAGAGCATAGAGATTTCAAAGGCTCAAACCATTGAAAGCTATAATGTTTTAAAGCTCGGGCAGATCGCGAAGCAAAGCGGTGTGGAGCTCGACAAGTATAGCTTTGAAGCGGAATTCCCGAGCAAGCCTTACGGATATGTGCTCACTCCGGCCGGATTCCTGCCCGCGGACATCTATCTGCGGCTGTTTGAAAAATGGCGCCGGGACAATGAGCCTGTGAGACTGATCATCGTCAATGGGGAAAGCAGCGACATATCCACGCTGGTACTGATCGAAAGCCTGGATATATCTGAGAACGCCGGCGAGGAAGGGGATTACAGCATAGCCTTCAAGCTGACGGAGTATAGACCGTTCGGCATGAAGGAAGTAGTTGTGACAACAGCCCCGGGTACGGGGGAGCAGAAAGCGAATATCGCAAGCGCCCCAAGGACCGGTACGCCCAAAAAAGCTGATACGCATACCGTGGTCAGAGGCGACACCCTCTGGGGCATTGCGAAGAGATATCTGGGCGACGGCGCAAAATATCCGGAGCTGGTCAAAGCCAATCCGCAGATAAAAAACCCAAGTCTCATCATCGTCGGGCAGGTGATCAAAATACCATGATTGAGCTGCTTGTACTAAACAAAGACAACGGAAAGATATACGAGATTTCGGAAATCGTCAGCTCCGTCAGCTTCAGCGACAGCCTGAACAACGGCTGCAGCAAGCTCGACTTCACGTATCTGTATTCCGGGACGGTTTTTGCAAACGGATCCGTCGTAAGGTTCAGATACAATGATGCCAACATATTTTACGGCTATATTTTCAGCTATGAGAGAGGCGAGGGCGACGAGATCGACGCTGTAGCCTATGATCAGCTCCGGTATCTGAAGGCGAAGGATTCCTTTGTCGTTGAAGGCATACGGGTCGATGAGCTGATTAGGGTTGTGGCCGGCATGTTCAATCTCAGGGTCGGAAAGCTGGATGATACGGCATATAAGCTCCCTTATAAGGTAGTAGATAATCAAACGCATCTTGACACCATATATGACGGGATATCCGCCACGCTGCTCGGTACCGGGCGCAAATACGCCTTTTACGACAGCTATGGCAGCCTGACGCTTACCGATCTGGAGAGCATGCGGCTGCCCCTGGTCATTGGGGACGAAAGCCTCGCATACGGCTATAAATACGGGCAGAGCATTGATAATAATACTTATAACCTTATCATAATCGACAAAAAGACCAAGGACGGCGACAAGCGATTCCCCATAATAGAAAAGGACGACGTTTCATTTGGAAAGTACGGTATACTGCAATATTACGAGGCTGCGGAAGACAACGCTAACGTAGAGCAGTTGAAGGAAAAGGCCAGATCCCTGTTGTGGCTCCTTAACGCCGAAACCAGATCCTTGTCGCTGGACGTAATGGGAGATACCAGGGTCAGGGCAGGGAACAGCATACTTGCGAGCATATCCGATTTGAAAATCGCCCAATACCTTATAATTTCATCCTGCAAGCACGACTTTGAGGCAAACAACCACACAATGAGTCTGGAGCTGGTTTTATGATCGAGATGATAAAAGAAATAGTGAAGAACTACCTTAACAGCGTACGCCTTACGAAACTGGTATCGGGCAAGGTGGAGTCGGTATCTCCCTTGAAGGTCAGAATCAATGAAAAGCTGCTGCTGCCCGAGGCATTGATCCTGTGGCCTCCTGTCCTGCAGCCCGAAGATGTCGGCAAAAGCGTGCTTATGATCCAGCAGGAAGGCGGCCAGAAATTCTATATTTTGGAGGTGAGACCATGATACCTTCCGGCACAATAAGCGAGTTGGCGATCAGCGATGTAAAGCAGCCCTCCAGAACATACGGCATAAATACCGCAAAAAACGTAATAGGCGGGTATATAGACGGCCTGGATTCGGTGAGGCAGGCGGTCGAGCTCATCATGTCGACCGAGAGGTATATATACCCGATATACAGCTGGAATTACGGCGTCGAGCTGGAGAGACTGGTCGGCAAGGACGCCCTTTATATAACGGCTGAAATCAAGAGAAGGATAAGGGAGGCGCTGGAGCAGGACGACCGCGTCAATGAAGTAAGCGGCTTCAAATTTACCAGGAAAGAGGACGAGCTCCTGGTGGAGTTTGATGTCGTCACCGATTACGGCAATTTTAGAATTGAAACGGCGGTGAGTATCTGATGTATGAAAGCAAGACCTATGAAAGCATTTTAAACTCCATGCTCGGCCGGGTGACCGATGAAATAGACAAGCGCGAGGGAAGCATTATATTCGACGCCCTGGCTCCTGCGGCATACGAGCTGGCACAGGCGTATTTCGAACTGGATCATTTTTTAAAGCTGCCGTTCATCGACACCTCTGAGGGTGAATATCTGACCAGGATCTGCTCCCAGTTCGGCGTAAAGAGGAAGGCTGCCGTTGCAGCCGTCAAAACAGGGACCTTCACCGGCAGTATGGGCGCAGCATTCAACGTGCCTATCGGTTCAAGATTCGGCATAGACGGGATTGTATATGCAGCTACCGCCAAAATAGCGGACGGGGCGTATGAGATGACCTGTGAAACGCCGGGCGCAGCGGGAAACGCTCCTTCGGGCGACCTTCTTCCCATTGACAACATCTCAGGACTTGGAGCGGCGAAGCTGTTAAGCGCGGCAATTATCCCGGGAGCCGATATGGAGACGGACGAATCCCTGAGGCAGCGGACCCTTACTAAAATCCGCAACCCTTCCACCTCCGGCAGTCTCAACGATTACAAGCTTTGGGCGCTGAGCGTTGACGGAGTCGGAGGGGTGAAGGTCTTCCCGCTGTGGGACGGCGCAGGGACGGTAAAGGTTGTTATCGCGGACTCCGATAAACAGCCGGCAGCGCCTGCGCTTCTATCAAAGACGGCGGAATATATCGAGACCGTAAAGCCTGTAGGCGCTGCCGTCACCGTGGTATCCGGCGTGGGCAAGGCGATAGACGTATCGGCCGGGGTGGCGCTGGCAGCCGGGTATAGCCTGCAGGCATTGACCGAAAGCTTTGCGGCCGCCTTTACCGAATATCTGAAAAGTATCGCCTTCGAGTCCTCCTATATAAGTCATGCAAAAATCGGGACGATATTTTTGAGCATACCGGGAGTACTTGATTATTCGAACCTGCTTATCAACGGATCGTCCGCGAATGTGGCGCTGGCAAGCGAAGAAATACCGCTGACCGGCGTTATAAGCCTGGAGGTGCAGTAGATGGCATACCCGGAGAGTATCGACAAGTACATAGAGAAGCTCAATAAAAAGCCGGATGGCAGCGTGTATGTAATTGAGGAAGAAATAACCATTGTCGAAGGCAAATACGAAGGAATTCTGGCTCATGACAATGTAACCGCCGGTACGATAAAGGTATACACCGGCTCCAAAATGACCGGGAATGAGATAAAGAGCTTTTTTGTATCCGTTCCGGCCGAAACGCCCTGGAAAAGGTTTATAAAGATATTTGCAGACACGGCGGCGGTATATGTGACCTATGAGACCGCGGGGGACACGGTGGAAGCCGACGATATCAACGCCCTGCAGGAAGGCATGCGGGAGTCCCAAAAGGAGCTCGACCGGTACAAGGCATATAACGACAGCCTTATCGCGGGGCTCGACGGCAGGCTTGAAGCAGTTATGCAAAACAAAGCCGAGAAGGCCTATGTTGACGGCCAATTGACCGGCAAGGTGGATAAAATACCGGGCAAGGGCCTATCCGCCGAAGATTACACGACTGCGGAAAAAACCAAGCTGGCCGGTATTTCTGCCAATGCGAACAACTATGTACATCCTGCAAGCCACCCGCCGTCAATAATCGTCCAGGATGCCGGAAACCGGTTCGTAACAGACTCCGACATAACGGCGTGGAACGGCGCCGCAGCTCACATATCCGACTCGATCAGACATATCGCGGCAACGGAAAGAACCCTGTGGAATACGGTATCCGGCAAAGTCGATGCTATAACCGGGAAGCAGCTTTCCACAGAGGATTACACTACGGCAGAGAAGACAAAGCTGGCCGGAATAGCCGCCGGTGCAAACAATTATGTGCATCCGACTACGGACGGCAACAAGCATGTTCCCGCCAACGGGACCACAAACAACGGAAAGGTCCTGAAGGCCGCCGCGACTTCCGGCACCTACAGCTGGGGGATGGTAGATTACTCCGAATTAACAAATAAGCCGGATCTATCGGGTTTTATCACACAGGAGGATCTTGAAGGCCTCGGCGCAGGGGACATGCTGAAGTCCGTATACGACACGGACAGTGACGGAAAGGTCGATGCGGCCGAGGCAGCCGATACGGCGCCGTGGAACGGAATAACGGGCAAGCCCGCCGCCTTTCCGCCGGCGGCCCATAATCACGATGCGGCATACATGCGCAAGGGTCCTGTGACGTGGGATCAGCTTAAGGGGGTGTAGTATGTACGGACAATCCTTATATGGAATAGCTCTGCTCGGTATCGACCCCGGGAATGAATCCGATGCGGAAATACTTGCTCCGGACCTGATGGAACATCTCCCTCCATGCTTTGCCGGTATTCGTGAGATGGAGGAGATACAACGGATTGACGGGGAAGAGATCGGGCTGATACAGTTCGCCATTAAAGACATCCTTGATCAGTGGTATGTGCGCTCCGCAACCTGGGGCCTGGACTTCTGGGAAAGGGAATTGGGCATAGGGACGGATTATGGCAAGCCGTATCCGCATCGCCGGGAAATCATAGCCGCCAGGCTGCAGGGCGCGGGAACAGCTACGAAAGCTTTGATAAAGAGCGTAGCTGCCGCTTTCAGCGGGGGCGATGTCGATGTGATCGAATATCCGGCAGAATACCGGTTCGAGGTGCAGTTTATCGGCGTCATGGGCATACCGCCCAACATGGCCGGACTGATACAGGCGATAGAGGATATCAAGCCCGCGCACCTGGCATGCAGCTTCAAGTATACGTACACGTGGTGGCTTGACCTGCAAAGCCTGACATGGCAGCAGGCCGGGATTAAGACATGGAATGAATTAAGGATTTATGAAGGAGCGTGAGACAATGCAAAACACTGCGAATCTCAATCTTAAAAAACCCGAGGGAACGGATATCGTCAATATTGAGGATCTCAACGGCAACATGGACATCCTGGATACGGAGGTGGCCAAAAAAGTTGACAAGGTGACCGGCAAGCAGTTGAGCACGGAGGATTATACTGCCGCCGAAAAGACAAAGCTGGCGGGGATAGCCGCCAACGCCAACAACTACACCCATCCGGCGAGCCATCCTCCCAGCATCATCACCCAAGACGCAAACAACAGATTTGCGACGGATGCCGAGAAGTCCGCATGGAACGCAAAAGCAAGTACGGCTGTGGCAACCGCCTCCGCAAACGGGCTCATGAGCAGCGCGGACAAGAGCAAGCTCGACGGAGTTGCGGCAGGCGCCAACAACTACACCCATCCGGCAAGCCACCCGCCCAGCATCATCACCCAGGACGCCGGCAACCGGTTTGTTACGGATGCCGAAAAGACGGCCTGGAATGCAAAGGAAACCCCCGCGGGGGCCCAGGAAAAGGCTGACGCGGTGCAGGCCAATCTCACGACGCATGCCAATGCGACAAATCCTCATAGCGCTACCTCGGCGGCTACGGCGAGCAGGATTATGATGAGGGACGTCAGCGGTCGGGCGCAGGTGGCGGCTCCGTCGGCGGCTGCGGACATTGCCCGGAAGGATACGGTCGATGCGGTGCAGACAAATCTTAACAGCCATGCCGGCGCGGCAGCGCCCCATTCGGGCCATGAAACCCCTGCGGGGGCGCAGGCAAAGGCCGACGCGGTACAGGCGAATCTTACGGCGCACATGGCCGACAGGCTCAATCACATACCTTATGCAGTTACCACTGGAACAGCCAATACATATGCGGTTACATTATCCCCTGCCCCGACCGCTTATGCGGACGGCATGGCCCTTTGCGTAAAAATCAACGTGGCGAGCACCGGAGCATCTACGATAAATGTAAACGGGCTGGGAGCGAAGACAATATTGGACAGCCTCGGCAACGCCATAACCGCGGGAGGGCTTAAGGCCAGTACGCCTTATACCCTGCGCTACAATGGCACAAATTTTATTGTACAGGGTAAAGGAGGTGGTGGAAACGCGACAGCGGCAGATTTGCTGAGCGGGAAGACCGCGACGGTGGACGGCGGGCCGATTGTGGGGAGTATACCTAATCGTTCCGGCGCAAATCAGACAGCATTTGCCGTATTTGCCGAAGGCAACGGAATATTATCGTTTGGTGTGCCCAATGGTTATTATCCAGGCTCTAATAGTGTAAGTTCTCAAGACCCGAATTTTGATCCTGCTAACATCAGAGCAGATAAAAACATTTTTGGGTTGCAAGGGAGTATGCCAGTATATACCGGTGGTGTTATTGGCTCAGGTACCGGTTCAGATGGCTATGGCAGTGTATGGATATTTACGGGATCACCAGGCTATTATGCTGCTGGATCGGATTTATATGCATACGACCCTAATTTTATTGCTGCGAATATCCCGGCAGGTATATCTATATTCGGACTGGCTGGGACCTATAATGGAAAACGAACTGCCCAGGGTAGTACTAGTTTAATTATTGATATAACCAACCAAACCTCTAGCCCACCTTTTTATGATTTATCAATAAGTGGATTGGGTTTTCGTGCTGGAGTGGTAATCCTGTGGGTTAATTTTCGTTCTGGAAGTAATTCTGGGATAATGTCCTTTTATAATACAGTGACAGCAGCGGTAACTGGTGTGCTTCCCGACCCATGGCATATTGGTAGTGAGGGGTTAAATTGGTTAAGAACTGTATCAAGGGACGAAAATACAACAGTATTACGAACACGCGCATTAGCAAGTTCCTATGATGGATATTTTACGGTATCAGTGGGATTTGCTCATTCGAACGGATGGAATGGCACCGGCGGTACCGTAGAGGTAGTTCGTTGGTATGCTATAGAATTTTAGGGAGGATTATTTATGGAGATAGGTAAAAGGATACTTTACAATTTTGAAACAGGTTATGTACTTAATAATAGTTTAGGAGAAATGAGCGGCGATATTCGGGAGGATTTACGGCCTGCGGAAATAGGTATTATCGATTTGCCGTATGGCGATACCACGTTGCAGGATGCTTTGACATATCATGTGGACGTAGTTACGAAAACAATCGTGATCGACACGCGGAGGGAGCATGTTACAACTTACGAAGAGTTGCAGCAGCAATTACTGATAGCCGAAGGAGTGATATAAGATGATAAAGAAGCAGTATATCGATTGGCTGGTATCATGGATACAAAATGGTACAGTCAACATTAAGACCGGACAGCCGTTCAAGGCTGCTGACATTATAAACCCAGAGTATAAGGCGGAGGTTGAAGCAAGGCTGGTTGTTTCTGAGTAAGGATTTATAAGAGTAAATGGACTCGGGAAGCCGGGTCCTTTTTATGTGCAAAAAACATGAGAGGAGCGGAGGGGGGATTGCTTAAACGTGGTACAAAGGACATGTGCGGAAAGGAGCACTACCCCCAATACTATAAAAACAAAAACTAAGTCTGCAGATTGGCAGCCATACAAAAGCCCTATTTGGGCGATGAGTATGATACTCACGGTCCTCACAGGCTTTTTCATCTGGTAATCAAAAGAGTGAGAAAGGTAAGTTCTTATGATCAAGGCATCACAAATCATTGTATGGGTCAAATCCCACATAGGCGATGGCTATGTATACGGTACAGTCGGTCAGATCTGCACAGTCGATCTGCTACGGCAAAAACAAACACAATATGGCGCATCCATGGGTAACGGATATTACCAGCTCAACGGCGACTACACAAAAGGCCGGTGCGGCAAATGGCTCAATAAGTGGGTATGCGACTGCTCGGGACTCATCAAGGCAGCGCGCAAAGCCCTGTCGGGCGTATGGCAGGATGTGTCGGCCCAGGGTACATACGACCAGTGCGGCATGCGGGGAACGATCGGCAGCATGCCGCTGACCCCGGGCTGTACGGTCTATATGTACAACAAGGACAAAGGCCGCATGGGACACGTTGGTATGTACGTAGGCGGCGGACTTGTAGTAGAGGCACGCGGAGTTGATTACGGCGTTGTGACAACAAGACTCTCGGACCGTGCCTGGACGCACTGGGGACTTTTGGATTGGCTCGAGCATGATGTTAAGGCCGATACCGGCAAGGCGGTCGTAGGATCTGCAACGGATGCAGGGGATGCGTCAAACCCGAAACCGGATGACGCAATGCCGTTTGAGCAGGCCATCGACATAATCGCAATAAAAGCCGGCATCAGCAAAGACTACTGGCTCAGGAAACGGGACATCGAGCCCAATTTTTCAAGACTGATGATAATGATAGCAACTGCTATGAAGGAGTGAGGTAGTATGGATTTTGTGACTCTGTCGGGTGTGATCCTCGCTGTGGCCGTAGCTGTAGAAAGAGCGGCCGAGGTGATCAAACCGCTTTACCTTCAGGTGAAGAACAGCTTTACGAAAATTAAGTACAATGAGTGCAGTAAAATCGAGAAGGAGATCATGTCGATACTTCTCGGACCTGTAATATGTATTGCGGCGCAGGTCGGCGTAGATTTGCCGGGCATTAACGAAGCCCGTATCGTCCAGCAGGTATTGGCCGGTCTGGCGGCATCTCTCGGGAGCAATTTTTTACATACCATGTTATCAATAGTTTTAGCAATAAAGAACAGCGCTGAGACCGTAAAAAATTCTTCAGTATTAAAGTAA